CCATGCCGAGCAGCGCCAGCGTGGCGGGCTCGGAAACCTCTGCGCTGGCGTTCCCGGCAATGCTGGCCGTGAAGCTCGCGATCGTCTGGCCGGTGTCGCACCCCGCGTTGGTGCTGGTGCACGACGCCAGCGACACCGGCGGCGCGACGTTGGTGAAAGCGAAGTTGATCGACCGCGGCAAGTCAAGAGCCTGGATCACGTCGCTGACGAAGGTGGCGGTGGGTGAGAATACGGCGATGCCGGTGGCGCCGTTGGCCGTGATCGCGCCATCGGAAAAACTGCCCGACAGGTAGTTGACCGCACAGCCGACAGCCGTACTGCAGATGCTGAACGTGCCCGCGAAATGCTGCGTGATCAGCACGCCGCCGGTCAGCGTCGCCCCGCTGATCGAGTGCGCGGCGATGTCGAGGAATGCATTGAACGGCGTCGCCGGCCCGTTGGGCGCGATCTGCGTCACCGTCACGCCGATGTCGTTGTTGCCCCAGGTCGTGCCGGTGGCCGAGGCGGTGGCGGTGATGGTGTTGCTGCCACTGATCTGGCCGAAGGTCATGATCGGGGCGGCATAGGCGGGTGCTGCGCCCAGCAGCAGAGCGGCGGCGAAGAGCAGACGTTTCATGGGTGAACTCCCTGTGAGGTTGGCTTACCGGCCACAGGGAGCACGTCCTGTGCCATAGCGGATTTGCGGGGGGTTCGCTGCCCCCCGGACACCGGCTGTAAAGGCGGCTGACAGAAATATTACGTGCCGCGTAAGATTTCCCTTGCGCGCGCTCTTACGCTCGGCGTAAGTTCCTTCCCACGCGCTGCCCCCGCCGCGCCCCAGGGAGACACCGATGCGCAACCTCACCGCCCGCCTGATCGCCCCCGTCCTCTACCTCACCGGCTACCGCTTCAGCCGCGACTTCCGCCACGGGACGACCCGCGCGCGCCGCATCGTCTACGCCATGGTCAACACGGTCACCGCCAACCACCTGGCCGGGCTCTGAGCCCGGCCGCCAAGGGAACTCCCCATGATCGTCGCCGAAAACATAAAAAATTCGCGCAACGCCTTCCAGTGCGTGCTGCACGCGCTCGACGCCGTGGCGCATGCCATGGCCGAGGCCGAGGCGCCCAACGGCGAAGCCGCCTTCGCGATGCATGCCCAGCACACGCGCCAATCGCTCTTGGAAGCGATCGCGCATCTCGACGGTCGCCACCGCACCGTCACGCTGCCGCGGCTCCCGACGCTTCCCGTCACCCTCACCGAGACGCGCTGATGACCACGCCATACGAACTGACGTTTAACGACGAGAGCATTGGCGAGCTTATCGTCGACACGATGGACAACCACCACGACATGGACGTGTCGTTCACGGACCACGCGCGCCACATCGTGGCGGCGCTGCGCGACAACGGGCTGCTCGCCGACGCCGCCCTCGACGTCGAGGGCGTGCGCCACGTGCTCGACGAACTGAGCGTGCTCGGCCGCGAGGTGTTGGGCGACCATTTCAGCTTTGTGACGGCCGGCATCTGGTCGCACAAATCGCGCGGGCCGGATGGCTTCGTCGTCACCATCCACACCGCCGGCTCCGGCTGCTCGCCCCGGTTTGCCGCGCCCGAGCCCGGCGCCGCCTTCGCTGCCGCGCGCGACTGGATCATGGCGCACGACCCCGCGCAGCTCGAGGCCGAGGGCTGGCAGATCCTCGGCGTGGTGCGCGCATGACGCGCTATCGCGGACGGCTCACCGAGCCCGAGATGGGCACCGAGGAAGCAAGGCTTGCCGGCTGCACCTGCGGCTGGACCTCGGTCCACCCCACCGACATCGATCCGCCAGAGCCCAAGCTCGACCGCTGGTGTCCTATCCACGGCCAGGACCCGGACGCCGAATATGAAAGGCGCCGCGACGAGGGCGACCTCGAGCCCGACTGCGCCGCCGACTATCGCGACATGGATGACGACGCATGACCCGCAAGCCGCTCGCGCCCTGGCGCTGGCTCATGGCCTACCCCGAGTGGGCGGCCATCGGACTGATGGCCGGCGCCCTCGCCGGCCTGCTCACCGCCTTCGCCTGGCGCGCGTGACATGACGCGGCACATGACCGAAGACGAAGCCGGGAAACTGCAATGCTGCGGCCCGCCATGGCTGGCGACCGCTACCCTGCTGGCCGGCGCCATGCGCGAAAAAAACGTGGATGACATCATGGACGTTTCGCTCAAAGTCTCCACCTGCATCGGATCGCGCTGCATGGCGTGGCGGTGGTTCGACAATCTCAATCCGCTTCACACGCAAGGCTCGCTTCACACGCAAGGCTTCTGTGGCCTCGCAGGTAAGCCATGATCCCGCGCCCATGAAGCCGCCGCGATCGCCGCTCATGCCGACGCGCGACAAAGCGATCGCCCGCATCCTCATCGGCGCCATCGTCATTGCCGCCGCAATCATTTTCTATCTGGGAGCCGTTTTTCGATGACCGAGAACCGCGAACGCATCGCCATAACCGACAAGGGGCGATGGCTCGACATGCGTCGCCGCGATGTCACGGCAAGCCAAGTAGCAGCGCTCTGGGGCCACCATCCCTATCTCACCGCGCTGCAGCTGTATCACCAGAAGCGGGGCGACGATGGTCAGCAAGGCGAGAACCCGGCGATGAAACGCGGCCGCTGGCTCGAGCCGGCCATCATGGAAGCCGTCAAGGACCAGAACCCGGAATGGGCTCCGTTGATCCACAAGGCGACCGATTACTGGCGCCTGCCCGAGCAGCGGATCGGCAGCACCCCAGATTGCTTCATAGGTGAGCCAGGCGAGCCCGCTACCGGCGTCCTCGAACTCAAATCAATGCTGCCCGAGAAGTTCGCGACATACGGCGAGACGGCGCCGCTTTTCCACTCGCTGCAAGTCGTCGTCCAGATGATGACGACCGGCGCGGCATGGGGAACGATCGCGATCATGGTGATGACGCGAAACCTCGATCTGCGCTTATTCGCGGTGCCGCGTATCGCTGCAGTCGAGGCGAAAATCACAGCCGACGTTGCGTCGTTCTGGGATGCGGTCGAGCGCGGCGAGCCGCCTAAGCCAGTGCTGCCGCAGGACTATGAAACGTTGGCGCGTCTGTTCCCGACGGATAACGGCGAAGAGATTTCGCTCGATGGCGATAACGAGATGCCCGGTCTGTTGACCGAGCGGGCCACTCTCCTGGGCGCAACGAAGCGCCTCGCAGACATCAACGATGCGATCCGAGCCAAGGTGGGTGCCGCCAGGACAGCCCGGTCAGGAGAGTGGCTTATCCGCAACGCAACGGAGCACCGCAAAGCCTATACCGTGCCCGAGAAGGACGTAAGGGTTTTGCGGATCAAGCGGATCAGCAATGGCGACGCCGATGAATAAGGTTACACCGTTGCGCGAGCGCTTTGAACGCAGCTACATGCCGGTCACTGAAAGCGGCTGTTGGCTGTGGACCATGCGGGTTAATCGCTGGGGCTATGGGTGTATCAGCCTTGGTAGACGAACAGGTCCAGCTCTGGCCCATAGAGTTTCATGGCAGCTTCATCGCGGCCCTATCCCGGCCGGGCTTTTTGTTCTTCATCACTGCGACGTGCCGTGTTGCGTGAACCCTGCGCATCTATGGCTCGGAACGATAGCTGACAACTGCCGCGACATGGCCGCCAAGGGGCGGCACCGGCACCTTCTGGTAGACACCTGCAAGTTCGGCCATCCGTTTACGCATCGGAATGCGGTACAGCGGCTTTGCCGAATTTGTCAGAACGCCAAGAGGCGCCGCAACCGTATCGCCAGCAAGGAAAGGAAACGCAATGGCGAGTAAGGCCCCCGCAACGCAGGACGCGGCGCCGAAAGATCCGTCGCGCGCGCTCGAGACGGTGCTGATCGAAGGCGACCTGTCGGTGCTCTCGCCCGACGAGCGTATCCGGTACTACCATGCCGTATGCGACAGCCTTGGCCTCAACCCGCTCACGAAACCCTTTGAATACATCCGGCTGAACAACCGGCTCGTCCTGTACGCGAAGCGGGACTGCACCGATCAGCTTCGCAAGCTGAACCGCATCTCGATCCGGCTCGGCGAGACGCGGACGATCCAGGATGTCTACGTCGTCATGGCGACAGCTACCGAAGCAACCGGCCGCGAGGACTGGTCAACCGGCGCTGTCAATATCAAGGGGCTGGTCGGCGAGAACCTGGCGAACGCGATGATGAAGGCGGAGACTAAGGCCAAGCGCCGCGTCACGTTGTCGATCGTTGGCCTTGGCATGCTGGACGAAACCGAGATCTCGATCGAAGCCAGCACGCGCGCCGCGACGCGGCCAGCCGTGAGCCGCAAGCCTGCGGACGACTTGGCGGAGTTCGCAGGCGAGAACCCGCCGAAGCAGATCGCCGAGCCGCCCCCGCCCGCGCACGCGCATGATGCGGAAACCGGCGAGATCGTCGACATCGGCGAGCGCCCGTTCGCCATCAAGCTCGGCGTCGGGGCGGATGGCGTCAGCGGCAAGGAAGAGTGGACGGCCTGGTGTAGCGACTATCGCGACGCGCTGATGGCGGCCGAGTGCGAGGACGATCTGCTTGCGATCGTCGAGCAGAATAAGGACGTGATGCTGACGATGTCGGCCACCAAGGCCGGGGCGGCGGCGGCCGACAGGTTGCGCGCCGTATTCACCGGCTGCCAGCTCGAGCTGCGGCGCAAGGCGGCGGCGGCATGATGATCCGCCGCTCGCTGCTGCCCAACACCGCCGACGAGTGGTTCTGGTTCTGGCGCGGCAGCATCGCCGTTACGGCGCTGTGGCTCGTGCTGCTGATCGCCGCCGCTGCGCTGGGGGTGTTCCGATGACGGAAGCGGAGTGCGCGCGGGCGCTGCGGGGCGAAGTGGCGCACTGGCGCGAGTTTATCGCGGACATGGCGGCCGGATTGCGCCAGGGCGCGCAGGCGCATCCCGAGATGCCGATTCTGGGCGCCGGCTTCGTCAAGATCGCAGATCAGCTGGACGAGCATCTGCGCGCCGCCCTGTCGGCCTCGCCGCCCCCGTCACCCGCATCGCCGGCCGCCCCGGCGCCCAGCGGGGACATCAGCTACGTCACATCGTCGCCCGTTGCACTCAAGGCTAACTTTGAAGCTGTGCTTGCGGAGCGCGACGCGGCGCGCGCCGAGTGCGCGCGACTGCGGGATGACTTGATGGCGGCAATCGGCGAACGCGACGAAGCGGAGAAGGCCAGCAACACGAACTACAATTCCGGCTTTCGCGATGGCGCCGCGGCCGTCGCCGCCGAAGCGCGCAGATACGCCGCCATGTACCCGCAGGCTTCGGACGGCCGCAACACATTCATCATGCTCGCCAAATGGGCCGAACAGCGGACACCCCCATCCGGTCTGCCCCTTAAGGGGGGAGAGGATCATGGCTGAGACGATGATGCCGGAGTCCCGCCCATGACGCCGGACTTTGAGGCGGTCGCCAAGGCCGCTCGGCGATGCAACGCTCACGTCGGCGCCACGCGCAAGAGCACCGGCCTGCGATGCGTCGATGTCGCGGAGCCGGGCAGCGACTTTTGCGCTCATTACCGCGACCGCGTTGAGTCCGGCATTCTCAAAGCAGGGCCGAGATGAGCGGATGGCGAAACATCAAGAAGCACCAGCCCACGATTGAGGATGTGTTTCTCGTGTTCATGCCCGGCAGATCGCTCGACCGCTATTCGGTGCAGGAGTGGTCCGAGGCCGAGGACAGTTTCAGCAACGACCGCGGCATCACGCATTGGATGGAGCTTCCCGAACCCCCCAAGCCCGAGACGGAGTGAGATGATGAACGAGCGCCTCTTGATCGCCCAGCGCGAGGCCGCCAGCCGCCTCGGCGTCTCGCTCAAGGTCTTCCGCCGTGAGGTCGAGGCTGGCAACATCCGCTTTGTGCGCATCGGAAAGCGGCGCCGGTTCACGGAAGCCGACTTGCTGGAATTCATCGAGCGGAGGCGCGTGGCATGGCAAGGCGCAAGAGCCGGCTCATCTATCAGCGGGCGGACACGCCACATTGGTACTACGATTTCACCGTCAACGGTCGTCGGGTTCGCGGAAGCTGTCAGACGGACGACGAAACGACGGCCGAAATCATCGCCGCCAGGCACCGATCCACCGCCCTCCTCTGCGGCCTGACCGGCAAGAAGCCGACCGTTTCGCTCGACGCGGCATGTGGCCGCTACTGGCTGGAACACGCCCAGCGTCTACCGTCCGCGACCACGATCGCGATCCAGATTGCCAACGTCCTTGCCCTGATTCCCAAGGCGGCGATGATCGAGGATCTGGCCGATGGTGACGTTGCCACGTTCGTCGCGCGGCGCCGCGCCAAGGTCGCGGATGCGACCGTTAACCGCGAGCTCACCATCCTCCGCGCCGTGCTCCGCATGGCCCGCGACCGCTGGGGGCTCGAGGTCGCGCCCATCAACTGGAAGGCGCATAGGCTGCGTGAGCCCGAGGGGCGAAATCGCTATCTGACTGCAGACGAGGCCGCGCGGCTCATCGCCTGCGCCGCCCCCCACCTTCGACCCGCCATCGCGCTGTCGCTTCACACCGGCATCCGGCTTGCGAACTGCGTCGGGCTCGACTGGTCAATGGTCGACATGCACAACCGCGTCATTACGCTGCGGGTGAAGTCGCGCATACCGGGCGGCAAAGTGCTGACGGTGCCGCTGAACGAGGTGGCGTTGGTGACGCTCGCCAACATGGCACCGCACGATGCCGGGCCGGTGTTCACCTGGCAGCGGCGGCCGATCGCGAAGTGGCGGCGGGCGTTTGCCACGGCGCTCAGGCGCGCTGGGATCGCGAACTTCCGCTGGCACGATCTGCGCCACACCGCGGCGTCGTGGATGGTGCAGGCAGGCGTGCCGCTCGACACGGTGCGCAGCGTCCTCGGCCATGCGCGTATCGAGACGACGATGCGCTACGCCCACCGCGAGGTGAGCGCCGAGCGTGCCGCAGTCGACGCGCTCGCGGCACATATACGTCACACCCATGACGCGATGGCGCCGAAAACCAAGCGGCATCAAAGCAATGGCAATGGGTGAGCATCTGCTTCGGGAGCTAGGGGCCGGAGGTTCAAATCCTCTCACTCCGACCATTTATCAAGGACTTGGCGCGCAGTCGCCGTGTCCCAATCGGGCAATTCCGAGAACAAAAAGCCCTATTCGGGCCGGTTTGCGTCACAGATACGGCACAGTGATGTTCCGCTGGCGTTCTCGTCTATTGGCAGTAACGGCAGTAACCGCTACCAGCGATAGAGCCGATACCCTGACAGCGGCGGCAGCAGGTACAGGATGACGATCACCACCAGCAGAACCAGCAGGATGTTCGGCGTGGCGTAGGGCATGGGGCGGCCGAAGAACCCCAGCAGCAGCAGGACGACGACGACGATCAGCAGCAGTTCCATGGCAACCTCCGCGCTGCGTGGCGCCTAGCGGACTGGCGCGCCAAAGGTCTGCCAGCCGAGCAGTCCAAGCATGATCAGCAGCAACAAGTCACCGCCCCACACCAAAGGCGTGCCGAGGGCGCTGCGGCGCACGTATGCGCCGAACAGCAAAGACAGGATGAAGATCAGCCAAAACAAGAAGCCGATGGACATGCTGCACCTCCCACGTCATCCGCTATCAGGACCGAGTAAACAGCGACACCACCAGCGACACCGCGAATGCGATTGCGGCGCTTAGCAAGGTCGCGGCCAATCTCATCGCACGCCACCTTCCATCACACAGCGCGACATGGCCGTTGAAATCGCCGCGCAGCGCGGTGACCTGAATTTCGAGCATCCGCAATCGGTCATCGGTCACTTTGGCCCCGGCAGTTGCTGCGCCGGCTTCTGCATCGGCACGCCCGGCGGATAGGGCACGGTCGGCGGATCGGTCTGCGCTTCCGGATCGTGCGCGGCGTAGACGGCAGCAACAGCGTCGCGCGTCGCCACCGGCACGTCGTGATTATAGGTGAACGTGCCGTCAAAGATGTTCCAGCTATAGCCGTCGAGCGATACGCCCGCCGCGGCAAGCTCGGAGGCGAATGTCGGGCCGATCTTCCACATGATCCTTTACCCCTGCGAGCTGACGAACACCTTGCCGTTGTACGTCGCATTGCCGCTGCCGACCTGGCCCTGCGGCACCACCGGATAAACGCCCGGCGCGATGACGATCTGAAACGATACCGTCATCGGTGTGAGGTATCCGGCGCCGGGAGCGTGAGCCAGGACGCCGACGCCTTGCGGCGTGACGTTGACGCGGAAGTCGTAGACGCTGTAGGCGCCGGCCGCGCTGTTGGACGCATAGGCTGGCGAGTCGATGTAAACCGTATCTTGGCCGAAGGTGATGAAATAGACCGGCGAAGCAAGATCGACCGCCGTTAGCGAGGCGGTGGAAACCGAACTGAAGGAAGTGAAATTGAGCTGCGCGCATCTGTTCCAGTACGACGCCACGCTTTGCAACCGGCCGGTTTCATAAATGCCGGTTCCATAATTGACCACCGCGCCAACCAGCGTCGCATCGGCATTGCCGTTCATCACGACATTGCCGTCACGCGCATCCACGACCGGACCATTATTCGATCCTGCAAGCGTGATGACGCCGCCGCTATAGGTTGCATAGACGTATGTCATGGCAGATGCCGCCCAGCCGGAACTGAAGGCAAGATCGACACCTGCCGCCGGGATCGTCACCGGCTGCGCAGCAATGGTGAGCTGATTGCCGCCATAACCCGAAAGTCTGGCAATCGAATTGCTGACTCGATCCAAACGGCAATCGTGCCGCACGGCGCTGCCCGCACCGGAGCCGCCGCCGGGGCCACTGCCGATGCCGATCAGCACCGACGTGATCGCCTCGTTGGACAGTCCAGCACCGCTATCCCACGCGACGGTTATGACCGTGTTCGTCGTGAAGGCGACGGCCGTGATGGTGCCGCTGATGGTGCCCGGCGTTGGCGCCACGACGCGCACGCGCATGCCGACGCGGTAGATGCTCCGCACGTCCATGCCGCTGAACTGGAACTGGTTGGCCGCGACGTAGGCCGCGGTATAGACGCCGTCGCCGTCGCCGACCTCGATCCAGCCGTTGGCGATGGCGTTCGCCATGGCGCGGATGTCGGCCATGATCTGGGCGACGTTGTCGTTGATCTGCGCGGGCATGTAGATCGCCTCGCGCCAGTCGACCGTGCCGACAATCGCCTTGTTGCCGCCGGCTGTCGTGGCATACAACGTGACGCCTTGGCCGGCCATGTCAGGCTCCTTCACGCATGGCGGAAATCCCCGGATTGGTTAACGCATGGCGTGGCCGCGGGCGGGCGCGGTAGGGTGAGAAATGCACAATGCGGTTATTCGGTTCGTGGGCTTCTGTTGCGGCACCTGGCTCATTCTCGCGCTCGACGATCCGCTGATGGAGCCCACGGTGCCGGGGGCGTTCGGCGCGGCCTGCGCCTTGGCCGCTCCCTATGTGTTCGACACCCTGCGCCGGATGGTTCTTCATCGCTGATCCTGCGTTCGCTGATCCTGCATCGTCTGGCCCGCCTGGCGGGCGAGCTCGAGGAACCGCGTCAGGTTCTGCTGTGCGCGGGGCGAGTTCGGGATCTGCCCCGCCATGTCGCGCAGGATCTGCACGCCCCTGGGGTCCGTGAACGCGCGCGCGAGAGCGGCATAGTCCCCGGCTGCCACCCGCTCTGCCATGCTCCTTGCCCCAGAAGCGAGAATAGATCCTTGCCCGAGGTTCGGCAGGTTTAGCAGCGTCGAGATCCAGTTGCCGCCCAGGGCTTGCGCGAGCTGGCCGCGCGGCGCAGTACGCGAGCCGATGGCGGGGATGTTGCCATGCTGCGCGAACGTATCCAGCAGGCGCGAGAAGCCAGTCCATGCGGTATCCGGGTTCTGGCCGTTGGCGCGCGCCATGCCGCGCACGATGGCTTCGATGCGCCCTGCCGCATCCGGCGTCCTGTTGAGTGCAGTCTCGAAGCGTATTCCCGTCGATGGTGCATTCGGCGCCGATGCCATCCGCCTGGCAGCCTCGTTGAGTTCGTTGCGCAGCAGGACGGCGCCGAGATCGCTCGCGGCTTGCGGCCGGCTCGACATCGACAACTCGCCGAATACACGATTGATCTGCTGCGGCGTGACGTTGTCGCCGGTCAGCATGGCAACCTGATCGGCAAGCGCTGTCGGTATGCGGGTCGTTGGCGTTATCGGCGCCTGAAGGTTGCCCATGACATCGGGCTGCTCGAGCGCGTTGACGCGGGGACTGTTGGCGCGGTGCAGATCCTGCGCCATGCGGTAATTCGGGCTAAGACGCTCCAGCGTGTCTTGCAGATCCTGGACGACAGGCCCCACCACGCCCTGCTCGCGCGCACTCATGGCGCGCGGCGGCACCACCGTCGCGCTCTGCCCTGGCGGACGCGGATATTGCCCGGCAGTCGTTTCCTGGGCCAGGGTCGAGAGCGGCCCGATGGGGACGGTTGTGCCGGTGCTGGGGCGGATGATGCGGTCGCGCAGATCCACCAGTGCGCGGCCGATCTCGCTATCTTCCCCGACGCGCGCGATGCGGGCGTTGATGTCCCGGATGATCGGATTGAATGCCGCGATCGGCACCTGCTCGACATCGGCTGCGCTGTAATACGGCTGCGATGCGCGCGTGCGCGCCGCGACAGCCTCACCGATGGTGTTGCGCGCGCCCTCGCTGACATCGCGCACGACATCGGCGGCAGCGCGCGGCGGCCCGCCGACATTCGCTATCGCCTGCTCACCCGCGGCAACCACGCGGGGGCTGCGCGTCTGGATCGCCTGCACGATGGAACCGCCCGCCGGGCTTGCTGCAACGTCGGACGCGATCCCCTGAAGCGTGGCGCCTGGCGTTCCCAGCGCCTCGACGGGCAGCAGCGTGCCCGGCGGCGCCGCTTGCATGCGCTGCTCCGCCACCTGCCAATCGGCCGGTGTCATGTCCCGCGTCGCATCGCGCACCACTGCCGACGGGTTGGTGCGGGCCATGTAGGGGCGGTTGGCCATGCCCATGGTGAGCAGCCCGGCGGCGGTGTCGAGGATGGGCGCGACGTAGGGGCGATAGGCTTCCGGCACGACGCGGTTGACGAGATCGTGCATGCCCTCGCTCGCGATGCCGCCCGCCTCGCCGGTCACCACGCGTCGCGCCAAGCTGCCGGGGCCGCCGAGCAGCGCCGGCACCGCCCATTCCGTCCCGGTCTGGGCATAGCGCCCCAGTGTGCTCGTCGGCCGATAGTCGAGGAGGGATGGCGCGGGCTGGCTACCGGGGATCGGCACGCCGCCGCCTGCCGCGGGGCGGCTGGCCTCATAGCTGCGCGCGAGGTTCTGGAAGTCCGCGGCTCCGCCATAGGGGATTTGCAGCGGCGGCACGGCTCGCGGCTCGCCCGTGATCTGGCTTGAAAGCGTCTGTTGCGGCGGAATGTTCGGCCGTCCGAAGGTGGGAAAGAACGGGATCGCCCCCTGCGGTACGTTGCGCGATAGGGCATTGAGGGTATCGACCGGCATGCCCAACAGCGCCGTAAGGGCTCGCGGAATGGCGCTGGCGACGCTCATGCCGACATCGCCCGCGTCGATCGATCCCAGCGGATTGGCGGCGGTGGCAGCGTCGGTGCGCGCGCTCAGTCGCGCGGCGGCATCGATCACGTCTTGCGGCGCAGCCATTAGGGCTGCCTCCCTGCTCGTCTCGTCGTTTCACGTCGCACTGCGTCTTGCTGTGCCGGCGTCAAGAAGTCCCAGCTACCGACAAGCGCGGTTAGCGCGTCGTTGGATAGCATCTGGATCTGCTGCGGCGTCTGCGGCGTAGGGCCGGGTGGACGCGACGGAATAGCATCGCGTCGCCCGGCGGCGCCTAGTTGAGGACCGGCGGGTGGCGGGGCGGGCGGTGGCGCAGGTGCCGCCCCGGCCTGCTGTGGGGCGGATGTCCCAGGTGATCCTGTGGCAGTAGATGCGGGCAGTGGCGTCGTCCGCGGCGCCTCTGGCAGCCGCGCCGGCTGCGGCATGGCGAGCCGCTGCCCGAGTACCGCGTTGGGATTGAGGTTGGACGAGCGTAACAGCCCTTCCGTGTTGTTGCGCAGCTCGTTCGTCGTGTCCAGGTACGCCTGAACCCGCCCCCGCGCTTCGGTCATGATCGCCGCGCGGGTTTCAGGTGGCAGCGCGGCATTGCCGCGCAACTGGTCGAAATACCCCTGGATCCGCGCATCGAGCGGCGCCGTTGAACGCACCATGCCCGTCTCGGGGTCGCGCACCACCGAGGACGGATCGAGGATCGTCATCAATCCATAGATCAGGTTCAGGTCGCTGGCGGCCGTCGCGCGCGGCGCGGCGTCTTCCATGGCGCGCAATACGGTCACCGTCCTGAGCGCCTGCTGGACCGGCTGGCTGCTGTAGAACGACTGGTTGGCTTGATGAGCCTGGTTCACCTGTGTGGACGACGGCCCCGGCATGAGCGCGCCCGGCTGCTGACGTAGCACGAGGTTTTCGGCAGCGACCGGCGGCGGCGCCAGCGGAGCGGCTAATGCGGGCGGCACGATGGCAGCCGGGGCAGGCGTGGGTGCGGCCGTACCTGCTGGCGGCGCTGGTGCCGCAGCGCCGGTTGCAGTCGGGCCGCCGGCTTGGGCGACCTGTACCTGCGGCGGCGCCGCTGCGCGTTGGACAGCCGTACCGGCCGGCGGTGGCACGCCTTCCTGACGGATGATCCCCTGCGTGACAGCCGCCAGATGGGGAGACCCCGGGCTGATATCGAGCGGCGCATCCGGCGACAAGCCCGTAAACCGGGAGATTGTCCCTGGATAGGCGATGTTCCGGGGATCCCCGGCCGCCCAGCCGAATTGCGGATGCGTCGTGAGCGTGGTTGCGTTGACGGGAAGCCCGGCCGCCCGCAGCCGTTGCGCGTTGACGACGAGTTGCGCTTGAGCCGCCTGGATGCCCTCATCCGGCGTCGCGAAATTGCGGAACAGCAAGTTGCCATTGGCATCACGCTGCCCTGTCGTCAGCGCCATCGGGTTGGTCGATGGCGCATGTCCCGGCACGGGCGGCAGCGGCTGCCCCGGCGCGGACGCGGGCGCCGATGTTCCCGGCTGCTGCCCCTGCTGCGGCCCGCCGCCGGTCGGCAACTGCCTGGTGTCGATCAGTTGGCCGTCTACGGTTCTGAGCGGATCGCGCTCGACTGCGGCGCGCGCGCCGCGATAGGGCAGACTTTCCGGCCCGCCGACGATGGGACGCAGAGCGCCCGGTCTATCTGGATCGGGTTCAAATCCCGCAGGCGGCGTGCGCGCCATCTGTGCTGCAAGTGCTGCCCGCGTGTAATTCGCATATGCGGGATTGCTTCTGCGAAAGGCCTCGATCAGCGCATCGTCCTGCTGTTGCTGCAGCATCTGCCGCTCGGCCGCCGCCTGCTGGTAGCCACTGGACAGCGCGCCGCTGTAGGCCGGCTGGAACGCGCCCAGCGCCTGCGGGATCAGGTTGCCCTGCGCCGCCGGATGCGGCAGTCCCGCCGCCAGCAGGCCCTGCGACAGCGAGCCCAATCCAGAAAAGAACGCCTGCTGGCGTATCCCTTGCGGGTCCAAAAGCCCCGCGCCGTAGCCGGCCCCGTAGCCGCCCGCAGGCGTAGGTGTGATACCAGCCCCCACGCCTGCTCGCTGCGTCGGGACATAGGGATCGGCGCCGAAGATGGCGTCGCCGAGCCAGCCGAATATGCCGCCTGACATCAGTTAGCCCTCGCAAATTCACCGAACAGTTCGCGTGATGCATCGATGTAAGCGGCGTGTGCCTCTTCAGGGGTGTCAAAAACACCCAATTCTCGCCGGCAAGTCCCTAGCTGGATCTGCGCGCGCCATTTGCGCCGCGGCACGATCCAACTAACGCCCTTAAACCCAGATGTGTTTGTCTTCGGCTTCGTAGCATTTTGAAGGTTCTGCGAGCGCGACGCTTTGCGCAGGTTCAGCCAGGAATTATCCGATTTGCATCGGTTGATATGATCGACATCTTCCGGCGGCAATGCGCCTTCCATGTACAAAAATGCCAATCGGTGCGCGTAAAACGATTTGCCATCGATCCACATGAAGACATAGCCGCCCGGCTTGAAAGATCCGGCGACGAGATCCAGGCGCTTGCCACTGCCGGTCTTCAGCCAATGAAAGACGCCCGTCTCAGGGTCGTAGCGCAGCAGTTCGCGAAGACGTTCAGCCGTGATTGTCATGAGCCGAAGACCCCACCCCTGCCGAATAGCGACCCTGCGATGCTAGCGGCTGTCCCACCCAATCCAGCTGCCGTCAGCCACGGCGACGACGTTTGAGGCACATACTGCGTCTGTTGAGTGCCGTAGCTACCGCCGCCAATAGTCCCCATAAATTTGGCCAGGTTGTTCCAGCCGGCGTTCTGCTGCGCGTTGTAGCGGTTCAGCGTGTCCTGCAGTTGCTGGCCTGCATATTGTTCTTGTGTCGCGCCGACCTGCCCGAGCTGCTGCAGCGGCGCCAGCCCCGCCTGCGCCATGCCGGGCGATGCATTGATGGCATTGATCTGGTTCTGCCGCTCGGTGGCGTAGTCCTGATAGCCGAGATTGCCGGCCGTCTGCGCCCAAGCATCGCTGATCGCGGCATCGCGCGCGCCGGAGATGCCGCGCCCGCCGCCCGCGAACGCCGCATCGATCGTCGGCTGCGCCTGCTGGAACGTGTTCTGCAGCTTCTGCTGGAAATACGGATTGTTCTGCGTCAGGTAATTGCCGCTCGCCGTCTGGAGCGTCTGGTTGATCGCGTTCGGCGTGAGGCTGGCGAGCGCGCCCTGATTGGTCGCCCCCCATTGGTTGTTCGCAGCGCCCTGCGCGCCGGCCAGCGCCTGCCCGGTCGTGTCCGACATCGGCACATATGTCGCATTCGGGAAGAACTGCGGCTGGCCGCTGTTCAGCAGGTTCTGCGCGGTCTGGAACCCGGTTTGCAGGTAGGGCTGCTGCCCTGCCCATGGCGCGCTGTCGGTCTTGGCGACCTGGTAGTTCGGGGTGTCGTTGCTGCTCATGGCGTGTCGTCCTCGATCGGCGCCTCTAGAAACAGCGCTTGAACCTTGAACCTGTCGCGGAACACGCGCGCCCAGCCTTTGCGCGCGCGCGGCATGCAGATGCGCGACGCCCCGCGCTCGCGGCCCCAGGCGGCGATCGGCTCGAGCTGCGCGTGCCAATCGTCCGCATGGCCCGCCACGAGCTCGAGGCGCAGGCTCAGGCTGCCGTCGTATTCCTTGGCAACGCCGACGGCGCACAGCGTCGTGATCGGATCGCCGAGCACCCACAGCGTCCACTGGCCGGCATAGAAGCGCTGGAAGGCTTCACCCGCGGGTGTCGTCCAGTACTGACCGTGGCCGCTGATGCTCTCGAGCAGCGGCAGGATCTCGCTCCAGTGCGCGACGATCTCGGGCACGGCGAGGATGCGGCCGGTTGCGGGGGCCACATCTTCGCGGCGCATGGCACGAGCCCCGCTCATCTGATCAGCCGCGGCTTGCGGCCCGTACCGGCCGGCGTCAGCAGGCCCTTGACGCGGCCAGGATCGAGCGTGCCGGCATTGGCCGCGGCGAGCAGCCCAGGATATGCCCGCATAGCATCCCTTGTGAGGACGCCTTCGCCGGTCTGCAGCGCGCCGATCTGGTCGTCGGGGCCGGGCGGGTTGATGGCGCGTAGTGCGCCGAACGCCGCCGGGCTGATGTTGTCGCCCGGTGCCGTGGGCATGCCGCCAACCATGCCGCCCGCGGCATAGCGCCCCGGCGGCGCGCCGATCAGGCCGCCGCGGTAGAAGCCGGTGTCGCGGCCGGTATCGCCACCGCCGGCTCCTCTACCGCCTCCAGAAGGATCAACAGCGCCGCCGCCGACCGATGGCGCCCCGCCATAGCCCGCTTGGGATGGGTCGCTCCCGCCTTCAATGCCCGAGACGTAGGTTCCGCTCTGATAGCCGGTCTGCCCTTGCGGCGCGCCCATGACGCCCGCGGGGCCGCCATAGCCCTGATCGCGGCCGAGCGAGGCCGGATCGAATGCCGCCACGGGCGCGACGTCGACCGTCATTTCCCCAGTCACGGGATCGATCCGCGAAATCGGCTGCGATGTATTGAGCGCGGTAGGGCCAACCGTCGCGAGGTTGGTGCGTAGCTCGTTCTCGAATTGCTGCCGCGCGCTCGGGATGCCGAACAGGCCGGCGAGGCCCCTATCCGTGAACGGTATGCTCGGCAACGCGCTGGCAAGCGCCGCCGTCCATGGGTTGATGTTGTTGGCGATGCCGTTCTGGTTGAGCACGCCGGCATAGCGCGCCGCGTCGATGGCGCCGCCGAGCGCACCGGCCGCCGTGCCGATGCCGGGGATGCCGCCGATCCCCCCGCCCACCATGCCGAGCAGGCCGCCAGCCTGCCCGAAGCGGCTGTCCATCTCGATCGGCGATTGCGCATAGACGCCCTGGATGCCGCTCGTGGTGCGATCCTGGCCGCCGCCTGATGCGCCGCCGATGCCGCCCGGCCCTGTGCCAGGCCCGCTGCCGCCCGGTTCGGCGCCGCCGGTGTCGGTGCGCAACTCGACGGCGCCTGCCTGCGCGGCATCGTCCTGCGGCGTCACTGTCGGCGTCAGCGGCGACTGTGCCGGCGGCAGCGTCGCCAGCAGATCCGAGATGTTGAACCGCGAGAGCTGATATGGAGAGCCGCTTGGCGTCCACCAATTGACGCGCATCGGGGCGCCAGGCAGCGTGCCGTAGTTGGGATTGGCGACGTATGCCATCTAGGCACCACCAAGCTTGACGCGAAACGTCCGATCCACTTGCGCGCTGTTGGCGTGGGTGATGGACACGGTGCCGTTCACCCGCCCCGTCTCGCTCACGTAGGTCGTTGCGAGCGCCGCAGCGGCGTTGGCCGTCGCCGGCTGCAGCAGGATCGCCGTCGTGCCGGTGATCCGCGCATCCGTGACCGGCGTCGATGTCGCCCCGGCCGCCAATGTCACGAGAAACGTGATGTCACGTCCCCACAGCGCGAACATCGCGTTGTACCAGCGCCGCAGCGCCTCGCGGATCGCGGCCGGCGTGTCGGCTGTCGCGTCGGTGGGCGGCGGGGCGACGACGGGATTAGTCATTTGCCGCGGCCACAGCTCGGGTCCGGCACCTCGAGGCCGAGCGCTTCCAACCACACGTGCGCGGCCTCCTCGGGGATCACATCCGTCCGCGGGTAGCGGTTGGCAAGCTGGTACATCGCCTCGCGGAACTTCACCCAGCCCACGGCTTTCGCCTGCTTGCCCGTCTGCTGCTCCCACAGCGCGATCGCGGCGGCAAGGTTGGGGCCGGGCGCCTCGAGCGGCAAGTCGGCGAGATTGCTCATCGGAGGCCTTCCGGCCGCAGTCTCACCTCGACGCCCTGCATGTGCGTCCAGCTTCCGCCGGCCGCCGCGTTGACGCGCGCGCTCATGTAGCGGGCGCTGATACGGTGCGGGCACACGCCATCGGCCGCCGGAAATGCCGGCGTCGTCGCAGTCCCGAGCTGGTTGGGGATGTCCGTGTAGAGCACCTGCGTGCTCAAGTTCGCCAGCGTGGGCTCGTCGGCGATCGGCCGCAGGCCGCCGCAGAACAATCGCCTGCCGTTTCCGCCGTCGATCTGGCCGGTGTCGATCTCGGCGCGCATGCTCGGGCCGATGAAGTAGCAAAGCCGGTTCTGGCTGTCGAAATACCCCGGCCCCGCCATAGCGCCACCGGTCCACACCCGACTGTCCATCGGGAAGGTGAGCAGATCGGTCGGCGTGTTCAGCACGTCGAGCCCGTCGGTCGTGTAGCCCAACGTCATCAGCCCCAGCGGCCCGAAGATGCCCGGCGACGTGCCCGGCGATCCTGTCATTTCGTCCGGCTGCAGTTCGCTGAAAGCGCTCAGATCCCAGTTGAACACGAGGATGCGCGTGCTGTAGCCGCCCTGGTCAGGAATGAGCCAGAAGGCGAGATTGCGCGACGCATCGAGCATCGCGCAGATGCGACTTTGGAAGGACCGCGAGAACAGCCCCAATACGTATTGATCGACCTTGTTCGCGCCGATCGGCTGCGTCGATGTGCCATCGAACGCATGCACGCCGTCCTCGCCGACGAACAGCGCCACGGTCTGCGAGTTTCTCACCGCGACGAGCATGATCGAGAACGGCGCCTGGCAGCCGCGATTAGGTACGGTGCCGATGAAGCGGAACACCAGCGGCGGCTGCGCATATTCCATGCGGAATATCGCCGTGTCGCAGAACACGGCGCCGCTCGCTCCCCCCACCGGCCCCAGGATCCGCTGCACCCAACCGCCGAACGGCAACACGTTGCGATCGCTCTGCACCGCGCCGGCGGCCCCCGTGCCCGGCGTTGGCCAGTTGGTATGATCGTTCCAGGCCGACCATTGCAGCCCGTTCGGATAGATGGTGCCGCCCACGTTCAAGTGGCCCAGCACGACGAAGCCCGGCTCGATCACGGCGATGTGCTTCGCCTTCGGCGGCGAGCCCGCGAGATTGGCGAACGCGCCCGACACGTCGAGCTGGAACACCTGCACGGGATCGACGAAGTTCGTCGCCAGCACGAACTCGCCGAACTGGCAGAACTCGAAAAATCCATCGGACGGCGTGTTGTACGCCATCCCCGACACGTCCACCCAGGCACCGGTAAACTTGTAGATGCCCGTCGCCGTCGCGGCAAAGATGGTGACATTGCCGGCGAGCGAGCGCGCGGCAAAGCCGCCGACGCAAGGGCCGGGCAACGGCGTCGAATAGGGCTGCGGCGCCGGATAGGGGCCATAGCTGATCGAGCCGTCCTGGCCCTGCGTGCGCGGATAGCAATTCACCGCTTTGCCGAGGCCGCGCTGGTAGCGCGGGCGATCGGGCGTCCACTCGGGAAAGGATACGAAGCGGCGCGCCAGCGGCATGATTACGGGTTCCCGCTGTCGTTGCGCATCATCAGCGGCGCGCCGCTGTACCTGTCCCGCCTGTCGCTCTTGATGAGGCCCGCCAACGCCCCCGCGAACATCGGCCCGAACTTCGCAAGCTGCTCGTCGTCCTGGATGACGACCGCCGCTTCGATCAGCGATCCGTAGAGGTACAGCGCCGGGACGTTCGTCATCAGCCAGTTGCTGTCGGCGTCGGCCGCGGGCAGCGCGAATGATTTCCAATACAGAACCTTCGCCGTATATGCCCCGTCCGGCACCGGGCCAAAGACGATGTTCTCGCCTTCGATGGTGTAGGCGATGGGCTGCGCGTTCTGGCCGCTCACGTACTTCGCCCAAAAGTCCATGGGCGGCAGGAACTGCAGCGGCGCCACCGGGCTCGTGTCGAGATAGACGCGGCGCATCGCGAGGTAGCCCGCCGGCAACGGCGCCGTCTGCGCGCCCACCACCACGTCCGCCGTCGTCTCCATGGCGCGCACGCGCAGCGGATCGCTGGGAAAGCGCGGATCGTCGCTGCCGTAGTGGATGCGCGCGTGCGCGAGCGTCACGAAATACTCGGTCTTGTAGGCCGCCGTAAGGTCGCCCTGGCGGCTCAGAAAGTCGTCGATCGCCGTTTTGAGGCCGCCGAGGGTCGTCAGCATCAGGGCTCTCGCGGGGGGTTGGGCGGCCCGCCGGCAGGCTTGCCGATCACCACCGGAGCGCGCGACGCCTTGATGATGGCGACCTTGCACCATTGCACGACGCTCAATCGGGCGGCTCGCGCAGCTTCCACGACGAGCGCGTGCTCCTCGTCGGACAGCGGAATATTGATCAGATCCGACATCAGATGATCCTGCCGATGGTCAGGTAACGGAAATCCGGATCGCGCAGCGCGCGGCGGCGCAGATCCTCGTTGCCGCGCCTGAACGGATCGGCGCCGTATTTCCTGATCATCTCGTAGTGCGCCACCACCGGCACCGTCATGACATGGCGCAGCTCGCGCGACTTGCTCCAGCCGCCGGTATCGGCGCTCTCCTCATGCACGCGGCGGAACGTGTCATCGAGGTCCTGGCGATACTCGATCGCGAACGTGCGATCGTGCTCGCACCAGTTGAACCATTCCTGCATCCCGTCAGGGTGAAGCTCGAGCAAGCGACGCATGGGCGGCTCCGGGTGACGGGGTAGTGCGCGGAGGCCGAGAGGAGGCGGCCCCCGCGCGCGCAGCAATTGCCTACGAGCAATCCGCGACGATGCCGCTTCCTTTCTCGTTTCTTGCTTCCAGGGTGTATTCCGTGATCGTCATTCCTTTTTCGGCATCCCCCGTGGGCGCGAGATCCTTGGTGAACGGCTTGCGCAGATAGCTGATCGCCCACAGGTCGGTCTGCAGAATGTGCACGTCGCGATCGCGCTGGAAGCGGTTCGGCACGACGGTGATAGAGCCGAAATCGTAGTCGTAGATCTCGAGGCTCGTCGTCAGCTTCTTGTCGCTCGTGTCCTGGTAGCGCGTGACGTTCGACGTGAAGCTCGAGAAAATCACCCGCTGCGTCGGCCCCACCATGGCGATGTCCGGCTTGCCGCCGTTGACCCAGATCGACGACAACACGGGCTTGAGCAGCGCCTCGGTGAACGCGCGCTGCGTGCCGTCCACCGCTGCAAGCGCCGTGGTGCCGTTGGCGCCGGTGGCGCCGCGGCTCGTATTGGTCGCGTACCAGCCGCACAGCGGGCGAAACTGGCGCGCCACCGCGCTGGAGCCTGTGACCGGCGCCTGGTTGCCGCACAGGTCGAACTCCATATCCCGCCTCAACTCCTTGTTCTTCAAGACCATCTGATAGGCCATCTCGCCCTCGCGGCCGGCCTTGTCCACGGCCTCCTGCGTGCCCGAGACGGCCACGGTCTTGCGCGCGATCTGGCAGCGGTTGTTGACGCGCACAGTCGGCGTCACGGCCGTGAATGCCGCCTCGTCGCCTTCCACCTGCGCATTCTGGGCGGCCGCGGCGAGCGCCTGGGTCTGCCATTCGTGCAAGACCGCGCTTGCCTTGTTCTTGTCGATCCGCGACTGGAACGGCGTCTCGACGGGATCGATGTTGTAGATCATGTCCACGAGGTCTTCGCGATTGCCGATCGCGGAGAACGTCAGGAATGTATTAAGGAGGATCGTCATGGCGCTTCCCTGGGCGGCGCCATCGGTGGGCCGCGGCTTAGGGTTGAGGGTTGGCCCTCAAGCGCTGCGCGATCAGGTCCGCGATGCGTCGCTGATTGCCGCTCTTGAGTGCCGCTTTTTTCGCGGTTTCAAAGCGCGCATCAGTCGATGTCGCCTCTTCCAGTGCTCCAGGACGCATCACCCGTGTCGGCGTCGGGGCCTTCTTCTTGGCCTCGAGGCCGGCGCGATCCGCCATCAGCTTGTCGTACAGCATCGCCTTGCGCGCGATCTGCACGGATGTAGGATCGACCACCTGCGCGATGAACTCGGGCCGGTAGCCCGTTTTCACCAGGTAGTTCGTGATCTCGGCGTCGAAGGCGGCGAAGCCTTTGTCGTCGAGGTTCAGATCACGGCGCAGTGTCTCGACCATGCGGGCCTTGGCCTGCCCCAGCGTCTGCTCGTTGAGCTGCTGGCGCTGGTTGTTGATGGCCTGCACGGTCTGGATGCGGCTTTCGTATTCCTGCCGCTTGGCGACGTATTCGCCGGGCGCCTCTTTGGCAAGGCGTGTCCAGTCGGTACGTGCGCCCTCGGCAAGAACGGGATCGAAATTCTGGATATGCTGGGAGAGGAACTCGAGCTGCTGCGCGGTTCGCTGCCGCTCGGCCGCGATCTGCGCAATCTCGGCTTCCGCCCGTTTGCGCGTCTCTGCAGCCTCGTTCTGTCCGCGGCGCACCGCAGCACTGTCCTCGCTGTCGCGTTCACGCAGGTATTCCTGCGTCTCGCGGTCGAGCTTGGCCCAGTTGGCGCGTGCTTCCTTGGACCATGACCGGGGCGGCTCGATTGGGGGAGCGGCTGGCTCCCGGTCGGCCGGCGCCTGATCATCGCCGGTAGCCTGCGTGTCCGCAGGGGCGGCGTCGTCGCCCGCGGGGGGCGGCGAGCTTGGGGGGCTGTCGGCACCGGGCGCACCCTCACCCTCGGAACCGGGGGGGTGCAGCCGCTCGGTGATGGCAGCGGCAATGGATTGGGCGGATTGCCCGGGAGTTATGGTCGGTGGCTCGTCAGCCATCTCAGGGCTCGGCGTCCTGTCGCTTGGCACGTTCGCGCTGGTCGCGCGCGGCAACCGCGACTTGGCCCTGGCGAATGTACTGCCCAAACGCGGCGCGGAAGGTCATCAGGTTTTGCAGTAATAGCCACATGGTTTCCCGCGCCTCGGGGCTCGATGCGTCGCGCCATTGGCTGATGTACACGGCCTCGAGCCCGGCGAACGTCTCCTCGACCAGCGGATCGGTGAGGATGGCCTGGGCGCGGTTGGCGCGGGCGATGATCTCGTCTTCCGTCATGGCAGCATCACCGCGACAACCAGCAACGGCCCCAGGATCAGCAGGCCATAGCAGGCCATCACCACGACGATATCGCCGACTGTCATTGTGATCGCCATATCACGGGGATCGTGTTGGCCGGCGCGGATACCAGCGTCCCGTCCGGCGCTTCCCACATCCACCACCACTTGCGCTGCTCGACCTCGAGCTCGGGCCGCCGCATCCAGCCGGCTTGCGTCGCCTTGATGCGCCGCTCGCCCGGCTCCCAGTATTGCCACAGCAGATGATATTTCACTGGCTCATCAGCCATTGCATCATCGCCATCACGGCGTCCTCGTCCTCGGCCGCAACCCGCATGCGCTCGCCGCGGCGTTGCTCGTCCAGCGCCTGCTGGCGCGCGAGGAGCCGCGCCAGGTCGCTGTCGGCGTTGGCCCTGATGCTGTCGAGGAAAGCGCGCGCCCGCTCGGCCGTCGCCGGATCGGCACTGCGCGCGCGCGCCACCGCCTGCGCCAGCTTGCGCTCGGCTTTGGTGAACTTGACGCTGGCCGCCGGCTCGAGAACCGGTTCCGGCTCGAGCTCGTCCCGCAACTCGGGCGGCAGCAGATGGCGCAGATCAGGCGGCAGCTCGTCGATGCGCTTGCGCTTGCGGCGCATTCCGCCACCCGGCGGCGGGGGCGGCACGGCGATGACGCCGGGATCGGATGCGCCGCCGAGCAGCCCCATCGGCAGGAAGGCGATGCCTGGCGCGCCATTGGTGAGGACAACGGGATCGCTCGCCGTGAAGCCGAGCAGCGTATGGATTGCCGGCAGCACACCAGGCGACCGCTAGGCGTACTGAAGGTTTACAACGACATCGCCGGCCGTCACGGCGCCGGTATCCGCGTTTGGCTGCCCGGTCGTAATCCTGATCCCGATGCCCGACGCGAACGCAACGCCGCTGGACAGATCCTTGACCGCGCCAGCGCCCGCCGTGTTGCCCGGCACCATGATCACCATCTTGGGCGTATCGGCCGAGGTCGGCGCCGTCGCCTTGTCGTAGATCTTGACGTAGCGGATAGCGGCATTGGCGTTGAACAGGTCATAGCCGTAGAGCTGGCCGGCGCTGCCCTTGACGCTCTGGCTGTCCTGGTTCGCGCTCGCCGCCGCCAGATACATGTATGGCGTCACGCCGCCGGATGTCGCCGGCTTGATGGTGACGCCGAACGGCGTCTGGTCCGACGCCACGACAACCCGCTGCACGCCTGTCCCGGCCACGCCGTTGTTGACCGATACTGCCGTGCCCGCGATCTGCGCGTTGTTGACGCCGAACGGCGTGTTGTCGCTGGCGATCGCCACCCGCTGCACGCCGGTGCCCACAACGCCGTTGCCCGTCGCCGTCGCCACCCCGGCGACCTGCGCGTTGTTCACCGACTGGTTGGCCGCGAGGCTCCACGAGCCCGACTGCACGGCGTTGACGGAAAAGGCGGTGTTGTCGGATGCGATCACGACGCGCTGCGAGCCGCCGTTGGCAGGGCCGTTGTTGGTCGCGAGGCTGGTGCCCGCGATCTGCGTCGAGTTGACCGCGAATGCAGTTTGATCGCTCGCGATGACCACGCGCTGCGCGCCGGTCGCCAGCCCGTTGCCGGTCAGCACCGCAGATCCGTTGATCTGCGACATGTTGATCGGCAGCAGGTTGCTGCGATCCGTGCCGTCGGAGCCGCGCAGTTGCACCGGGATCGCCTTGCCCGCCGCGATGTCCGCGTCGTTGGCGGTATCGAGCGGCCCCCAGCGCAGCTTGACGAACGGCGTCTTGATGCCGCCGATGTCGTCGGCAGCAAAGGTGTCGCCGCCACTACCGGGGGAACAGGTATAGTTATCCGCCATTTCAGTGACAACCTTGCATTAAGCGGGTTTTATAGGCATAATTAGGCCTATGAAAACCGAGGATTACATTGGCAAAAGGTTCAACCGACTGCGGATACTGCAACTTGCGGAACAGCGGGGTTACAGAAAAATCTGGCTCTGCATTTGCGACTGCGGCAAGCAATGCCGCGCTCATACCGGCGATCTTAGAAGTGGTCGGCACGGCTCCTGCGGTTGTCTCCAACGCGAGCGCGTCACCACGCATGGAGCAACCAACCACAGAGGGCGCACAACCGAGTTCAATACTTGGATGGCCATGCGAGCACGGTGCTATGACAAAAACCACGTTGCTTACAAATGGTACGGCGCTCGCGGCATTACGGTTTGCGACCGCTGGCGCGACGACTTCGCCGCCTTCCTCGCCGACATGGGACCGAAGCCGACGCCCAAGCACACGCTGGAACGTGTCGATAACGACGGCCCATATTCCCCCGCTAACTGCCGCTGGGCGACGCGCATCGAACAAGCGCAAAACCGGCGATGGACGCCCCCACCACCACGTCCGCGCCATCCCGTCACCGGGCGCTGGATGAAGGGCTAGTGCGGCCACGTCAGTCTCCTACGCCGAGCAGCGGCAGGTATTGGCGGGCAGGCGGCGGCGGCGGCACGGTGGCGCCGCCCTTCGTGAACCCACGACGGCGCGGGAACATCAGCGGCGGATTGGCCGATACCGTCGTGCCGGTGAGCACGCCGGCATTCGCGCTCCACAGGTTCTGCTCGGGCGATGCGCCGCCGACGAGCGGCCAGTAGTTGGCAATCGCATCCGGCCGGATCTGATCGAATGTATAGCCGGCGCGATACATCGCCCGGTCGTTCGCGCTCCACACGATGGTCGAAGATCCCACATCGCACAGGTCGCCGTAGAACGATATCGAGCCGCCGCCGTTGTTCTGCCCGATATAAGCGGTGTCGCTTGTCGTCGGAATGTTGAATGCCGCGCCACTGGTCATTTTCAATACGTTGCCGACGTACATGTTGCGCGCCGGAACCGAATTGTCCCACGTCACTATCCAGTCGGCCCAGACGCCGCTGGCGAACACGCCCGTATCGGCAGCCGATGCCTGGCTCAGCGAGCCGAGCGCCTGGAAGTCCAGATAGAAATTGTTATCCGAATAACGGTACAGCTTGAGGTTGTTATTCGCGGGGGTACCGGCATTGACGATCGCAAAAAAGAACCGATATGTGCCGTCCCCCGGCGAGAACAGCGGGCGCGCACGAAACGCGATCGTGCCCGTGGACGCGATTGTCGGCGTGATCGTGGCGACGATAGCGTCGGTCGATGCGGACGCAAAGCTGCGCGCCACGCTCAGGTTTCCTTAATCTCGACGCAGACCAGCTCCGCATTGCCGGCGGCAGTATCCACGGTGCCGTTGCGGGTGATGCGCAGGCGCGCCAGCTCGCCGACCGCGATCGACGCCATCTGCGCGCCGTTCGTGAAAGCGACGTTGCCGATGGTGACGATGCCGCTGGTGCCGCTGACGGCCGCAGCCGTGATCGTCTGGTTGCTCGCGAAGTTGTCGCTGTCGATATCCTGCGCGGTTCCCACCCGCTCGAATGCCGCCAGCCACCCCACCGTGCCGCTCGTCGGCACCGCCGACGAATGGACGTAGACGGTAACGCCGCCGCCCGCATAGTTGCGCGGCATCACGAAGCTGAATATGGCGATCCATGCGACGCCATTGAGGAACTGGAGCGTCGGGTGGCCGTTGCGCGTGCCTCGCGTCGCGTAGAGGCTGCCCGGCGGCTCGTTGTCGGCCGGATACAGGGTAACGAGAGTTTCGTTGCTTGCCATATCAGATCCTCGGCTCGTCGGTAGGCGCATCCGCCTGCTGGAAGTCCCACACGCCGTCGCCGCGCTTCACCATCCGCCCCGCCTTCGGCCGGCTCATCTGGGCAATCGCGCCCGCCAACTGGCCCAGCATCTGGCCGTGCTGCTGCATTGTCGCGTGCATCATCTCGAGCGGGTGCGGCTGCCCGTTGGCCGGCGCCATCGCCGCATCCAGCGAGGCATTGCGCGCCGCCGCCTGCTCAGCCATCCGCGCCTCGCTACGCGCCTGCTGCCCATCCGCGATCTTCGCCTGCTCGATATTCGCCCGCACGCCGATCTCGTTGCCCTTGATCCCCAGCTCCTGCTCCTTGATTGCCGCTTCGCGCTCGCGGATGTCGAGCTCGCGCTGCTTGTACGCCTCGTCCGCGAGTTGCTTGCGCATCGCCAGGTCGCTGGCCGCCTTCTTGTCCATGGCATCGATCTGCGTCTTCGCCTGATCGTTCTGTGCCTTCTGCTGATCCACCTGCATCTGCGCCTGCATGCCCTGCGTCTGCACGCCCGCCCCGATCTGCGCGATCTGCACCGACGGATCGGGCGGCGGGGGTTGGCTGGCCGCGGCCTGCATCGCCGCCTGCATCTTGGGGCTCTCGGGATCGCTGTAGTACGGATCAACCGAGTGCAGCCCCATCGCCTGCACCAGCTTTTCGAGCTTGTTGAAAAGATTTTCGCCGGTGACCAGCGGGCCTTGGATGCCCTTCTGCAGCATGATGATCTGCTGGTCGAGCTGCAGCAGCGCCATCATGTGTGCCGCCGCCTGGTCCTTGTTGCCGGTGCCCAGCCCGACCGAGACGCTCATGTCGAAACCATCGGCCCAGGCGCGCGGGTCCACGTCCACCCACTTGCCGCGCAGCCGGATTTTCTCCTCGGGCTTAACGTACTGGCTGGCCAACTTGAGGATCTTCGTGAACGCCGGCTTGACGCCCGTCTCGGCGAACGACCTCGCGATCAGCTCGATGCGCTGGCCGCTCGCCTGCTGGATCATGTTGACGCCGGTAGCGGTACGGTTGAGCGCATTCGCATCGAGCCCCGACGCGCCCGTGCGCTGGGTTCCCGTGCGCTGCTCTCTCACCGTGTCGATGTACTCGATCGCGGGGAACACCTCCGCCCCGACGAACTGCGTCGGCAGCGGCGCGAACGCCGTCCCTGGCGGCCCCTTGGCGCGCAGGATCTGCCCGACGCGCCGCGTCAGCCATTCGTTGTAGTCGACGACCTGATCGTCGTTGACGACGAGCGCGGGCGCTGACTGCAGGTACACGTTGTCCAAAAAATTGCGCCACAAGGTGCTCTTGACGCGCTGCAGGTCCATGACCTGGTCCGCCATGGACAGCCCCACCGCCTTGTGAGGCATCAACGTCGGCGTGCAGCACGCGAACGGGTTCTCGTCGGTCTCCTCGTTCTCGAAAATCTGGTTGCCGGCCCATGTCACGCGGCGCATCTCGGCAATGCCGTCGCCGTCGTAGTCGACGCGCAGGTACGCTTCCGTCAGCCACACCACGCGCGTACTCGGGTCCATCACGCCCGTGTCCTCGGGCATCGCCGTGCCGTCGTCCTCGAAACGCGTCAGCTTTTCCTGGTTGAGGCTCCAGAGATCGTCCGTGGGGATCTTGTCGATCTGGGATTGGGGGTATCCCATCGCCTTGAGGTCGCTGAGCGTCATCTTGCGGCGATGGTGCGTGTAGTTCGCATCCTCGACGCTGATGGCCGATCGTGCCATGCCGAACTCTTCGTTCGGCACGTTCTCGATGCGGATCTTTCCCTTCCTGTTGATGCGCCGCACGATCATGTCGACCAGCTTGGGCGGTGCTTGCGGGATTGGCGGCAGGACCATAGGAAGTCCGGGAGGCATCTGCTGCTGCGGCGCCATCTGGCCGAGCGGCATCGCCGCTTGCGGCGGCGCCAACAGTCCCGGCGGCGGCGGGGCTTGGGGCGGAAGCTGGAGCGCATTGCCTGGCGGCATCGGCGGCGGCCCGGCCAGCGGCATCGAGCCCGGCACGGGCAATCCCAGCGGCACCTGCCGCGCCGCGTCGCCCTCTGCGGCCTCATAGGGCTCGCTTTCCTCGATCACCTCGATGTCGGGATCGGCGCGCAGCTCATCCGCCTGCTCCTCCGTTATCCCCGAGTACTCCTCCCGCGTCCTCTTTTCCGTGTCATCCCACCAGATCTTGACGATGCCCAATTTCTGCAGCAATGCGTCCTTGAACCACCAGTAAAACAGCCTGAAACCCGCGTTTTGCTGGTTCCAGACATAGTTCGCATAGTCGGTCGCTTGTTGCGCCGCCTCCTCGTCTTCCGGCCCGGTGGGCTCGCACATCACCACCTGGTCGCCGCTGCTGAATATCCGCATCAGGCTCGGCAGCGTGCTGTCGATGCTCTCGGCCACGTCGCGCGATACGACCTGCGACCTCCCCTCCTGCTCGTCGCCGAACTTGTCGCCGCGGTAGTAGCGCAGCGCCGTCATGCGCTCGCCGGCCAACGTGTTGCTGCCCGAGCCGCCCATGCTGTCGGCGTCGCGATAGCGTTGGTCCACGATGGCGAGCAGCGTCTGGTCCGACATCTTCGCCATGGCTAGTCGTCCGCCCCGACGGTCCAGATCCTGAGCTTGCCCGGCTTGGGAAATGGGCCGTTCCAAGCATCGATCGGCTTGCACGCGACCAGCTCGACATCAGGCCGCTGCCATACGGGATCGTCTTCCTTCAGCCGCTTGAGCACCGCCATCGCATCGCCCATGGCGACAGCGTGCAGCCAGTGGTGGCCCATGTTCACGCGGTAGTGCGCGATGGTGTCGCCCATGGTGGTGTCGCTCACGGCTGCGGCTCCTTGCGCGGCCGGCCCGGCCCGCGCTTCGGCGGCGCATCGGGGTCCGGCGCCGCCAGCGGGGGCGACGGCGCCGGACGGGGCCGCATCATCGGCATAGCCGCCAACTCCCGGTTGCTCGGCCCCGGCTCACTGTCCTCGTCCTCGGGCGGCGTGTCGTCGGCCTCGATCGCCGCACCGCCCACCGGCCCGAACCCGCCCTGCACCGTGACGCCAACCACGGTGCCGCCCGGCCGCAGATCGAGCGCCGCCTGCGCCGCATCGTCGCCGCTCGAGGTATCGACGGTCAGGATCTCGATCAGCTCGGTCTTGCGCACGCGGTCGAACGTGCGAACCTTCACGTCGTGCAGCATCGGCCACCTCGGCTAGCGCTTCGGCGCAGGCGTCGGCGCGATGGGGTGCGTCGGCTGACCCGCCTCGACGACGACCCAGCGGTAGCCGACGCTCGGCACCCAGGCGAGCAGGACCATCTTGCTGGGAGCGCCGTCCGGCAGCGGCGGCCACACCGACCCAGGCGGCAGCGCGATGGGATGCGTCGGCGAGCCCGGGATGTAGATGGGACGGCTCGGATGCCCAGGCGTCGGCGGAGTGTAGATCGGGTTCTCCGGCGTCCCGCCAATCCCAGCGATCGGGTGCTCCGGATGCACGGGCATCGGGGGCAGCGCGATGGGATGCGAGGGATGCCCAGCGCCGGGCGGCAGGCCCTGGTCCGGGTGCCCAGGCTGCGGAGGCAGTCCCTGATCCGGCCGACCAGGTGCCCAAGGCAGACCCTGGCTTGGATAGGCCGGCGGCTGCGGCAGGCCCTGGTCCGGGTGCCCAGGCATGTTGCCCGGCGCATCGCCGAGCGGCACGATCAAGCAAATTTGTGGACGCATGTTCGCTACTCCCGTTAATACGTGCGCGGCTCGCTTGCCACGCCGGTCGCGCGCGACGAGCCCGCATCCCACATCAGCCCTGTGGCATCCGTGCCCACCGGCGGCGGCTCGACCGGCGGCGGCGGCTGCCAGTCCACTTCCATGATCACCACGCGGTGGACCGTCGCACCCTCGGGAGCGAGCGCCGCCGCCTGGGCGAGCGCAGCCTCTTCCGTCTCGGCGAACACCTCGCCGTCGGTGCCGTCCATATCCGGGTGGCGCAGCTCGATGCGGTAGCGGTTGATCACCGGCTCGCCCTCGAGCAACTCCACGCGATTGATCGTCGAGCCCGCCGGCACGTCGGCCGCCGCCTGCGCGCGCGCGTCCGCTAGCGTCGCCGCCGTCACCTCGCCGTCGGTGAGGCTCCCGTCGAGTTGGCGCTGCTCAACGCGGTAGCGCCGGCTCGGCCTGGCGATCGCGTCGATCTTCGGCCACTCGATCGCCATCCTGCGGTCGACCAGTTCCACTGCCGGCTCTTTCGGGTCGATCGTCGCTTCGCGTTCGCTCTCCATTTCGCGCCATCCTTTCACGGCTGAGAATGCCTGCGGTCGTCGGCGTGCCGTCGGCCTCGAGCGCGTCGATCTCGCACGGCACGATGCGCTCGATGAACGTGTCGGCCGGGCATTGCTCGAGCGCCATGGTCGCGGCCTCGGTGGTGTCGTCGGCCAGCAGCTCGAGATCGATGCCGTATTCCTCCGGATGGCGGACCCGCACGAGGTAGCGGTTGCACATCACACGATCCCCTTGTTGGAGTAGACGAGCTTCACGGCGGTGCGATCCTTGGGCTGGCCGAGCGACAAATACCTAAAACTGTCCGCGGCATGGGACGCCCAATCGTGCAGCGGCCTGTCCTGAAACACCTTGCGCTTGTCGTCGTACTCGCGCCGGTACTGCCGCAACGCCTGTAGCCCGCGCGCACACTTATCGGCGTCGATCCAGCACCGCGGCAGCAGGTTACGCACCGCCTGGATGCCGTCCTCGACGCGCTGCGCCGGGATGACGCGCGTGTTCATGATGCCGAGGGAGCGCAGCGTCTCGATGCGCGACTGGCCGCTGCCCAGCTCCTTCACCTCGGCGTCATGCGGCAGGATATGCTCGCCATACGCGTAGGGCCGCTGGCGCAGCTCGTTCGCGTACCACGCGAGCCCGACGCCGTTGTGCTCGAGGTAATCGATGATCCGCACTTCACGCCCGACGAACTGCGCGAACCAGATAGCCGTGGCGTCGCCTATGCCCAAGTCCCATGCGGTATGAACTTGCGTTGCCGGTTCCCATGGCACGCGGCCGATGCGCTTCTCACCCTCGAGGTACGCAATCTCACGACCGTAGTAACTGCCTATGACCGCTGCGGCAAAGCTGCATTCGTATTCTTGCGAATACTGCTCCGGCGTCATGGTCTTGCGCGCGTCGGCGAGCTCGGCAGCATCGAGGATGCCGGTGTCCGATGCCTTGTGCATGGCATGGAACCAGTCTGGATCTTTGGCCGCCGTCACCCACAGATCGAAGAAATGGTTATAGCCGTTGGGCGTGCCGATGAAGTCCGCCCAGCCGCGGCGATCCGATAGCGCCGGCCGTATCACTTCCGGCCATGCGCGCGGGTCGATCATGCCGACCTCGTCCATCACCACGCCGTCGAGGTAGATGCCGCGCAGCCGGTCGTAGTTCTCGGCGCCGTACAGGCGGATACGCGCGCCGTTGGGCAAGTCGGCGCGCAGCTCAGCCTCGTTCGTCTCGACGTCGGGGAACGCCTGCATGAAGCGTTTCAAGTAACCCCACGCGACATCTTTGGCTTGCGTGAATGTCGGCGCGACATAGGCGTAATGCGGCTCGACAAGTTTGCAGCGGCACGCGCGGATGATCAGGTCATTGATCCTGGCGACCGTCTTGCCGGCGCGGCGATGTGCAACCTCTATGGACCAGCGCTGCGTGCGATCATGAAACGGGATGAAGATTTCGCGCGGCGCGTACTGGATCAGGATTGGGATTTGTCGGACGGCTCGCTCGGCAACAGCGTCGTTGTCGTCGTCGGCAGCGCTTCTATCTCGCGCACTTTCAGCCATTGGACGAGATACTGGATCGGGCCTTCGCCGCCTTCGCCGGTATGAGGCTGTGATGGCATGCCCCAGCCGCGGTTGAGGATCGCAACAGCCGCCTGAACGCCAAGCGTCTTTGACTTGAGATTGCGAACAAGCGTCTCGAGCGCTTCATCGGTATAGGCTCGCGCCGCTTCGCGCATCTCGGCATAGCCCTTGGGCTTGCCACCAGGATTGCCCGACTGCCCAGGTTTGAACTGTCCCTGCCTAGACGGCACAACTCAGCGATCCTGTTTTGAGAACCGTTCTAAAGAGCGCCGCCGCTGGCGATGCGGGCGGCGAGGCGCTTGGCGGCGCCGTCGCGCTGCGGCACGCGCTGGCGCGGCTTGGGCTTGTCGGCGGGCTGACCTGGCCCGGCGGGCTTGGACGCACCAGCGGGCTTCCCAGGCGCTTGGGCGCGGCGTTGCGTGTCGAGGGCGATGGCGACGGCCTGCTCGGCAGGACGGCCCGCAGCGATCTCGCGGCGGATGTTCTGGCCGACGGCCTGCTTGGAAGGCGATTTCACCAGCGGCATGGGGGCTAGCCTACCGCACGCCGGCTGAGCTTGGGCGGCTCGCGCTTTGCGGCAATAGCCACAGCGCCGCTATGCGGCGGGGCGTTGCGCCATCCAGGTGCGGATCAGCGCGATGACCGGCCCCGGTATGGGCCTGTCGCCAGCGACCCAGCGCCGCACGGTGCGGGCGTTGACGCCGCAACGGCGCGCCGCCTCGGACTGCGAGAGCCCGAGGCGGTCGAGAGCGGCGCGGAAGTCGGCGGGGGTCACTCGGCGAAGGCGATGAAATCGTCGCCATGCTGGGCGATCCACTCGCCGTAACCGGCCACGAGCGGGAGGCGGCTCGCGTCGCGCGTGCCGAGCTTGCGGGCGGCGCGCGTGGAGATGCGCAGGCAACCGTTGCCCTGCATGGTCTTGCCGACGCGCGCCTGGATCGTGCCGAACTCGGTCTTGAGGGTGAGGGTCTGGTTCATGTGTGCCGGGCCTCCTGCGCCCTTGCTGCGTTTCGATGACGATCCTTATAGGGCCGGTGGCCCTAGCCGTCTATGAAATATCGCGCAATTTTCTTGCGTTCTGCTGCCCGTGCTCGGGCTGCCGCGGCGTAATGGCGACATCGCACCCCAGCACGGCGGCCCAGCGCTCGACCTGGCGCAGGCCGTAGCGGCTGTCGTGCTCGAGGCGGCAGAGCCACCACAGGCTGACGCCGAGCTCGTGGGCGACGACTTTGAGGGGGAGGCCGCGCTCGAGGCGCAGGGCGCGAAGCTGGGCGACGAGGGGGCTGGCGGGCATGCGGGGGCCGGCCGGTGGTGGCGGTGTAGCGGGTTTAGCACGATCGTTGCGGGGGCGGAACGGATTGCAGCGACGAGGCGGCGGGATTTGTCAAATGGCCGCTCGGCGTTTTGAGAAAACGCGGGATGTCGTGGCGGCCAAGGTTGTGAAGGTCGTAGGGATCATGCGGCATTGGGGCGCTCCTTTATCATATACGGTATCCTGATATTCATGGTGCAGGGGTTCAGGGTGTCACTTGCGCCGCTGCGCCACGGTCGCCGCCTAAGGGAAAAATCCGTGGTGCACCCCACCACCACGGTATTTTTCCTTAGGCGACCGTCCGTGGTGGCGCAAACCTCGGTGCGCCACGGATAGCCACGGAACGAGAACCTCGTGGCGCAGACTCAAGAGGGGCGTTTCCCATTGTTGACGGAGAGGCCACTGCGCATTTTGCGCTGGGACTTGCTCTCGTATTCCGTGTGGTAAAGCAGGCCGGTTTTTTTCCACGAGTTCACGATATTGCGGGCTTGCCGCTCGGTCAGATCGGGAGCTAGGTCGCCGAAGACGTGCCAGACGGCGCGGTCGGTGGCGCGATTGGCATCGGTGTAGCGCTCGCCCCCTGCGGTCCCGGCATCGATGCGGTCCAGGATCAGATTGATGACGTGGTGGCCGATCCCATCGAACTGGCCGGGTGGGGTCCAGACTTCGATCGCCTGCACCTCGTCGCCGTTGGGATATATTTCGTTGCCATTGCCGAGGCTTACGGACACGAGGCGGAACCATTGGGCTTCGCGGGCGGGGCGGGTGAGGTTGACCTTGCCGTTGTCCATGCGGACGAGGGAGCGGCGGTCGAGGTCGGAGACGCCGAACCCTTCGGCCTCCTCCGGTGTCATCACGGCCAGGGTTTTGAGGATGCGGCCGGCGTTCTTGTGGGCGCTGGCGCCGCGGCCGCGATCGGCATTGCCGGCGTCGCTCGGGCCTTTGCTGGTGTGGTGGGTGAGGTCGGTCGCGACATTCAAAGCGGTCGCCATATCGGCGAGGATGCCGGTGACGAAATCGATGTGCGGGTTGGAATTTTCCTCGACGGCGTGGGTTTTGACGAACGGATCCAGGGTAACCAGGTCGATGCCGCGGGCCGTAACAGCGTTCATGAGCGCGGGTCCGAGCGGCCCGGCGATGGCGTTGCCGTAATTGTCGAGCAGGGCGAGCTTCAGATCGCATTGGCGGATGGCCGCGAGGAACAGATGCCCCTTGAGCTCGTCTGCGGTAACGCCGTGGTGGATCATGGCGGCGCGGACGCGGCGGCGCAGTTCGTTGCGGTCGTCCTCGAAGCACAGCATGAGCGTGCGGCAGCGTAGGAATACGTGCTCGCCGGTAAAGGGGCGCCCAGTGGCCAGCGCGAGATGCTGGGCGATGCGCAGCGTGGTCTTGCCGATGGCGCCGTCTGCGATGAGGGTTGATACGAACGTGCGGCAAAAAGCCGTGCCCAGCAGCCACTCGCGGGGCGGAATGACGTAATCGTCGTCGCCGGCATCCCATACGCCGAGGTCGGTATCCGGCGGGGCATCCTTGGCGTCCGGCTGCGCGCGGGCGTCGTTCATCGCGCCCTCCCGGTCTGCGCTCGGCCAGCCTTTCCACCCGCGGCGTTCGGCCCAAGAGAACAGCGTCCTATGACTACTGCGGGAGGCGCTGAAGCCGGCCCATTTGCGGGCGCTGGTGGCGCGGTCGTTCTGGGCATAGCCGTCCGACCAGGAAATCCATAGCTCGCCGCCGTCGTCGCCCAGCGCGGCCGCGAGCGAATGGCCGATTGTAATCCATTGCAGGTAGTCGAGTTCGCCGCAGGGGATGAACCGCAGGGCCTCGGCGACCAGCTCGCGCGGCGGCCGGTTGCCGACGATGCCGCACCATGCCTGCAGGGGGGGCGCCGAGAGGGGTCTGGCCCCGATTGCCCCCTGCCTCCCGCCCCCGCCGCCAGCCTCGCCCAGGGTGGCCTTGGCGAAGCGCATGATGGTAGCGCACTCGTCGAGGAAGGCGCCGCATTGGCCAGCGGTCACCGTGGGAATATCGCTGGCCGCCATCTGCAACGGGGTGTCGCCGGTCCAGGTGTAATCATGCCCGCTGGGATGCCCGCCGAAGGCGACGAACTGCTCGCCCTCGGCCAGCGCTTCCACCAGGCACTTCTTGCCGTCCTTGACGAACGCCCCCGTGGCAAGCTTCGGGAACGGGCGGTCGGTGCGGTAGACCAGCAGGCGCTTAGGCGGCAGGCCGACACGGCGCAGCGGCGTATCGCCGAGCCGGGTGCGAGCGTGCACCTCGATCTTGTTGGCGAGCTCGTCGTCCATGACATCGATGTCGATCGCGACGATATCGCCGCACAATATGCCGGTGTTGCCGTGGTCGACGAGGCGCCTCGGCCAGCTCGCGATCTCGGCTTCGTCGGCAGTGCGGCAGACGATCTGCCATGCCCGCAACCGTGGCGCCTTGCCGGGACTGTCGACGCCCTTGGCCCATGGCGATGTGACCGGCACGGGGGGATAGCCATGGTGCGATAGTTCGATGCGCAGCGCGGTGAGGCCGATCATGGCTCACCCTCGCCAGCCGCACCGGTCCTGCCACCGTTCCGATTGCCACTTGGTCGTGTTTCCAGCTTTGCGCCACAGTTCGATTGCACGGTCGGTATCCGGGACAATGCTCGACGTGCCGTTGTGAATGCCGCTGATGCGATCGTGGAAGCTGTTGAAATCAGCACCGAAGCCGAACGCCCCTGTGCCGGAACGGCCGAATTCGGCGCCCTGCCACAAGCCGCTCGTTGCGTCTTCGGTATAGCGATCGCAAATCCTGCCGAGCAGATCGCCGCCTTCGGCGCCGCGTCGCAAGAACGGAGCTTCGCCGATCAGCAGGATCTCGTGCGGCGTGACAATGGCGCCGAGCTCGGCTTCCGTAGCAGGCCACTGATGCTCGGGCTTGACCTCGACCAAGATGCCGCGCGGCACGCCCGCAAGCATGAAGTCCGGTATCCAGCCCGGATAGTCGAGCGGCTCGTAGGTCCACTTCCACCCCACCAGATCGAAGAACGCCGCCCACTTGGCCTCGAGCCGCGAGCGGAACTCGACGCCGGCATACGTCGTCGGAATGCCCGTGAGTTTTTGCATTGCGTTCCCACCCCTTCCGCGTTGCGGCGCCCTTGCGTTCGCCCGCCTCGAGCGCGCCCCACGACGCCAGCGGCCCTTTCACGCGGCCACCCGCGCGCGCATGGGCACCAGCAGCCGCAGTTGTGCCGCCGCGTCCTCCCATCCGTAAGCGACGATGACGACGCCGCCCGCCAGCGTGATGTGCTGGTGGGCGAGGATCTGTTCCGGCGACAGCACGCCGCCGCGCCGCCGCTTCATTTCCACGAACACCGGCCGGCCCTGCCAGACGAGCAGCACATCCGGCGTTCCTGCAACGTATCCCGGTGCGCGCGTTTCGCGGCCGTCGCCACCTGGAATTGCACCGAACCAGAGCCCCGGTGGTGCGGCCGTCGCAAGCCACGCAAACAGCGCCGCCTGCTCGGCGCGCTCGCTGGCGATAGGCGGCACGGCGCGCGCCATTACTCGATGCCCGTGACGAGCGGCGGCTTATCCGCTGTCCGCGGCACATGCCGGGCGAACCCCCGCACCTCGCCGGCCGCGATGCGATCCGCGGCGCAGATCAGCATCGCCTGCAGGTACTCGACCTCCGTCATGGCGGCCACGTCGGCGCCATAGCTGCGGCCGGCGGCGGCGGCCAGCTCGTCGATGACCCGCAGGCGCACGGCGGCCACGGCGCCGGTGTCACTCATGCTTCCTCCCCACCCATGCCGTACCTCGCCTCGCCCTACCATGCCCGGCCCCGCCTCGCCCCGCCCCGCCTGACCCAGCCGCGCCGCGCCGCGCCCCGCCCAGCCGCGCCTGACCTCGCCTTGCCGCGCCTTGCCATACCCCGCCCGGCCGCGCCAGGCCCTGCCGTGCCAGGCCCGGCCATGCCGCGCCCCGCCCGGCCAATGCCTCGCCCCGGCCACGCCAGGCCCTGCCATGCCGGGCCACGCCACACCAGGCCGCGCCGCGCCAGGCCAGGCCAAGCCACGCCGCGCCGAGCCCCGCCATGCCTTGCCGCGCCGCACCGCGCCCTGCCGCGCCGTGCCCTGCCTCGCCAGGCCCCACCTCGCCCCGCCACGCCCTGCCCATCCATGCCGAGCCGCACCACGCCCTGCCACGCCATGCCGAGCCTTGCCTTGCCAAGCCGCGCCTGGCCCAGCCCCGCCGCGCCTTGCCAAGCCGCGCCGGGCCCGGCCGTGCCCTGCCTTGCCTCGCCCTAGACCTCATCCGTCGAAAATTTGGTGACCTGAAAACGGCCGAAAGTCGGCCTAAAATCGCCAATTCCGATCAATCTGCCGGCATCGATCAGCACCTCATGGAGCAGCGCCGGGCTGATGTACTCGGGGACCAAAATCTGGAACTCGAAAGCCGCACCCCAGCCCGCCCGCATCGCCGGCCGCGTCCGATTAATTGCCTGCCGCTGCACCAAAGCCCGCCGCCGGTCCTCGTAATCCCACTGGTCGACGCCCAACGGCGCCAAGTTCGTCAATGCCACCACCCCGGCCTTGAACAAATCCATCGCGGACTTGCGCGGGCTGCGCGGGTCCTGGCGGAATTTGGCGGCAAAGATGATCGACTGCCGCAGATACTCGGTCGGCAGGCAGAGCTGCCCGCTTTCGTCGCGATAGACATACGTTTCGAGATCATCGCTCTTCTTGGCCTTGCTGCCCTTCGTGGCCGCCGCCTTGATATCGACGCCCTCGACGTTCCAGCGGTGAAACAAGATATCGGCGACGCCGACGATGGTGACGGCGGCCACATACGGCCTCCGGAACGAGATCGCCTCATCTCCGCCGTTGGTCGGGCTCTCGCCGCCGATCTCGATGACGGTTGCTGGTGCCGCTGCCGTTTTCATCCGCCTGTCCTCTCTGTTGTTATCGTCACCTGATGCTTCATTCTCGTCTCCGCGCCAGTGCGTTCGCGATCACGGCGAGTGCGCGGGTAGGATCTTCCTCAATGCTCAACTCGTTGAGCACCCACGCGCGCAACTCGGGATCGTTCTTCGCCAGCATGATGAAAGCCGGCACGCTCGGCAGGCACTCGCCCGCCTTCCAGTTCTCGATCGTGCGCGGGGTTGTTTCGGTCCGAAGCGCCAAAACCTTCGCCGATTGACGCTGCACGACACGCGGCAAACGCTCGCGAAGATCCCGGCGAATAGCGGCGAGGCTCATCGGAAAAACTCTTTGCTCTAATGGCCCGCGAAATCTTTGGCGCGCGCGACCGAAAGATCCGGGGAACTACCGCAGCCTCGTATGGCCGCATGGCACAGCCATGCACTCACGATTTGTCGTCCGAAAAATCGAGTAATGCGGGGACAGCGCGTTCGCGGAAATGCAGGGACGTGCCGAGATAGCTGAGCATCGCGTGCGGCAGCGCATGCGTGGCATCACGTGCGGCGTCCTCGCGCGCGATCGTCGCGGCGCGCTCGGCGGCGGTCGCCATGCGCGGGCTGGTCCCGGCGCGCTCGGGCCGCTCGGACACCGCGGGGCCGATGCGCCGCCACGTGGCCGCCAGCTTCGCCGCGCGGACGGTCCGCCCGCTCATGCCGCCATCTCAGCGGGCTGGAAGTCGTTGGCCGTGACTCGGCCGGCTGTCATGCGCTTGATCGCGGCGAGTTGCGCGACACGTGGCACGCGTTGGCTGTGCAGCCACTTTCGGACGGCATCCTGATGCACGCCGAGTTTCACCGCGAATTCCGCAAGGCTCATGCCTGCCTCGCCAAGCCACGCGCCGAGCGGATGTTTTGCATAGTTGGCGCGCCCACGCGGGATGCGCAGGTGCTCGGCTATCGCTGGCGGCTCGACGGTGAGCATGTCGACATCGAAGGCGAACCATTCACGATCGATGCGCGCCGCGGCGAAATGGCGATGCAGCCAGCCTTCAGTCTGGCGCTCGCCCGGAAGCGTGCGCAGCAGCGTGAACCGCTGATGATTGCCGGCCTGAATGAGCGCAACTCGGCGCTCGACGCTCGCGGCATAGCCGATCTTCACGGGGCCATCGGCCCCGGCGCGGATGAAGTAGATCATGCCGCGCTCTCATTATCGGCCGATGCGGTCGGCTCGAAATCGTTCGGCGTCACGCAGCCATCGGTGGCTTCCTTGATCGCCTGCATCGTGTCCCAGTCCGGCAGATGCTTTCCGCGTGCGAGGCGGCTGACGGTGGCCTCCGAGCGGCCAATCCGTTTGGCGAATGCCGCCAGCGTGATGTTTTGCGCGCGTAGATAATTTGCTAATCGCATGGAGCAATCTTACGCCTCACGTAAGAAGCGCCGCAAGACAAAACTTACGCCCGGTGACATGGACATGATTGCACCGGGTGCAACACGCTGCGCCATGGGATTCGCTCGCGACCAGCGCCGCCGGCCCACGTACATCAAGGCTTGGCGGAAATACCGGGACCTCACGCAGGAGCAGCTTGCCGAGCGGCTCGAGACGTCGGGCGCTACCATTTCGCGCGTCGAGACAGGCAAGACGCCCTACGACCAAGGAATGCTCGAGGCCCTTGCCGACGCACTTCAGTGTGAACCGGCCGACCTTCTGGCCCGGCCACCGGATAGCGATTTCGGAATAGCCGCAGTGCTTGGCGACATGACCGAGGAGCAGAAGCGCAAGGGCCTAGCGCTGCTGCGCGCGCTCATCTCCGCTGAAAAAGCAGCTTAAGTGTCGCGGCTTCGTCCCGGGACGGCCGTCCAAGTGTGGCCGCCATCGTCGGACCGCCACACCCGGTGATCGCTGTCATAGGGAGAGTTATTCATGACGAATACCGGCCCACCCGTCCACTTCGTGGACAACCCGCACGCGCCCGACGTATTCGCTACCGAGGCGGTCGGCTTCGCCGCATTCGGCGCCAACGTCGCCATCACCTTCGCGGCGGCGCGGGTCAGCCACGTCAGCACCCCGGGGCCGGTCAATCGCGTCGTCATCGGTCGACTGATCATGCCAGTCCCCGCTGCCTACGACCTCGCCGCGGGGCTGTTCGATTTCCTGAAGCAGCACGGCTACGACCCGGCGAACAAGCCGGGCGCGCCACCGATGCAGTAGCCCCGCGCATAAGCCCGATTATAGCCGAGCGGTAAGCGGGGCGCTCTGCCGAGACGCCCCGCCCACTGAAGGGCCTCAGGCCGCCGCTGCGTCGTCTCTCCGACGGCGCCGCAACAGCCCCAAGCCGAGCAGCCCCATGCCGAGCACCGCCAGCGTGGCAGGCTCGGGAACCTCTGCGCTGGCGTTCCCGGCAATGCTGGCCGTGAAGCTCGCGATCGTCTGGCCGGTGTCGCACCCCGCGTTGGTGCTGGTGCACGACGCCAGCGACACCGGCGGCGCGACGTTGGTGAAAGC